CCTTGGTTTCTTTTATCCCATTGATCCTCTGCAAATGGTTCTATCTTCTGGAAATGAGCTTGTAACTCCCAGTATGCAGGTATTGTATCATGGTATAGATGGTGGATCTTCTCGCCAATATAGGTAAACAAACGATCATTTTCTAAATGAAGTTGCTTAGTTCTTAGACCTGGCCAGTTTCCTGTCTCAGGTGGATACCATTTTAATTCTTCTGCGAGCTTAACAATTTCATCAGGATCATCGAAGAAGTCATCTACGATGGTTACAGGATATGTCATGCATTACTAATTTTTATTTCTACGTTTTCCTTAATAGTATTATAGTCTGAATGACCTGTTTTGTCATCTGTATGAAATACTTGATCGTATCCAGACTTGGTTAGAATCTTATTCTTTATCTCTAACTGACGTTTTTCTTTCTGTATTCTTCTCAAGAATGCATAGTATATAATCTGAGTAAAATAAGCAAAAGGGTTCTTAGACTTCTCTGGATTGAAGTTCTCTATGTATTGAACACAGTTCTCTATGCCATCACATATCATATCCTCACGGAACATGTAGTTGACAAAATTCGGTTTATATGATAGGTGTGTAGCAATCTTTAAAAAACACTCACCAATGTAATTACTAATTGGTGGTCTGGATTCACCTGCTTCTTTTGCTCTAGCACACTGTGCTTTAAAAACAACAAGTGCTTCTAGAAATTCTTTATTGTTTACATAATGCTCACTCTGTACCCTTTTTCTAACGGCCATATCGGTTTCTCTTTGTCTATATTTTACAAGGTTTTAGGGGGAAAGTCAAGGGGGGCTTGACAAGTGGTAGTAAAGTGTGTACACTACGAGTGTGCGAGTTCAAGGGATGGTTATATACCAAATAGTTTATCTAAGTTAACTCTAGCCTCCTCTACGGTACTTAGGCGACCTTGACCAGTAATAAAGTCACCGCCCAACTTCCTTAGAGACATAGCGTAGAAGATCTGAACCTCAGTATCTACCTCTACTATAGTTATAACTTTATCTTTAGGTATAATAAATTCTTCTTCTCTGGAAAACTTCATCCATGGTTGAACCTTTGCACCAACTATCTTGTTTGGTAGAGTTACTTCCTCTACCTGTATGGGGTTCTCTACAATTAAATAATCTCCATTCACATCCTGTACATGTGTTACCATAGAGAGTATTTCTTCCCCAGAGACTAATTTTATAGCCGCGAGGAATTCGGGTTTCTTATCTTTATCTGATTCTGACATCTATAAACTCGTAGTTAAAGTTCTCTTCATTGTATATTTTTACTCTTTCAATAAGATGATTAAGGGTATAGTTCTTTTTAGAACCTTTCGATATGTCGTCTGCAATGTCATATAAGACTGCCTTAGTCTTATGATCTCCTTTCCTTAAGACCCTACCGATCGACTGGAGGTTCCTGATCTTCGATTTCGATGGCGAAGCAAAGACAACGTTATGTAAGTTCCGAATATTAATCCCAGTGCTAAAAGTCCCATAGGATGCCACTATAATACTGTCATGTGTAGTTTCAGCGATCCTTCTTGCCTTTTCTCTGTCCTCGGTATCGACCCCACCGTGTACTAAAAAGACTAATCTGTCTTCTCCTACCTTATTATTTATCATGTCAAAAAGGGGCATACCATGCCGTTCAACGTAGTTGAACAGGACGAGAGTGTTACCAGATAGGTCACAAACTAGGTTTCTTATGAACTTATTACGCCCTTCATGCTCAACAAGGTAGTCCATCTCCTCTTGATAACTATCAAAGGTAGTAGAATCATGCTTGAGTATTAGTACTTTGATTTCAAATTCAGAAAGGTGCCCTTCTTTTATAAGGGTTTCTGTCTTAGTAACCTTATCGACAGTACCAAATACACCTTCGAGAACAAGGCGGTTTGTTTGTGTACCATCCAAAGTACCTGTAAACCCTACGCGATATTTACAGTCGTAGAGTTTATTCATGATGCTTGTCAAGGACTTTGCCTTAAACAAGTGTGCTTCATCTCCTATTATAGCACCAAATCTTTCAAAATAGTTTTTAGGTAACTTATATACTGACTGCCATGTGGTAATGATCACATCCTTGTCAGACCTAGGATCAGTACCTGCATATACTTTATGACAATGTGCCTTTGCGTTCCAACCATAGTCCTCAAAGTCCTTGTACATCTGCTCTACCAGTGATGTAGTTGGAACTACTATGAGTGTTTGTAATTTCTTTGCTGTCCAGAATCTAGACAGTGCATAGATCATTAGTGATTTACCAGAACCTGTAGGTGATAGTAATAGTTTACGCTTGTTGCGTAATGCTTCGTAGATACCTTTGTACTGATAGTCTCTAACTTTATGTGGTAACTTTAATGTTTTTATCCAGTCTCCTAGTCCTTCGGGCGTAATGAACTCATCCACTTCTGATGGAAGTCCGTAAAATTCGTTGTCCCGATGTATGACTTCGTACCCCCTTTGCTCGCAAAACGCAACAATATAAGGGAGAAGACCAACATAAATCTCGCCTGTACCTGGGGAGAATAGTTTAATTTTCCCATCCCAATACCTCTTCTTGTAAGCTGACATGAACTTCGCTTGAGGAACCTCGAAGGTAAACTCGTCTGCCAACTCGTATTGAACGTGGGGTTCACATTCTACAGTCAGGTAAACTTCGTTCTTCTTCTGAATGTATACATTAGATTTCATAACCTTTCAAAAATTTCGCGAACTCAATCGCATTCTTAATATAAAATGATCGGTTATTAATCGCTTGCATAATCGCTTTTAATGCCTCAACCATCTGGTTATAGTACTTCAGCTTCAGAACGGATCTCATATATTCTTCATCAGATTCCAGATATATGGGTACATCTGTTTTGAGAAGTTTAAGGTGAAAGGGTTTTTCCGATTTACCTGTATAGTACTCCCACCTATCTCGGTAGGTTCGCTTTACATCCAACTCACCTTGATCCCTGAGGGTAGTGAATGTGTTGTAAAGTCTTAAGTATTTAGCGTGTAATCTGGGGATCTCTAAACTATCATGATCTAATTTTTCATCATTTAGTTGTGAGTCTTTCTCCCACATGTCATTCAAAGTTTCTAGGTTCATACTTTATTATTATTCTTATCCGTTATCTCGTATATGGTATACTTGAAATTTACCTGTGCTGTGAAGTAATTGATGTCAGTTGCTGACGCATCAAACTCAAGTGTGCTTAAACTTGTAGGAAATATATTAAAAAAGTTAACAGTTGATATTGCATTGTAGTTGCTGTTAAGGATAAGTAAACGAGCATCACTCATTTGCTTATCAAAATCCTGAGGTCTACCTAGTTCTTCTACAGTATCAAGATACTCATAGAATTCTGATTGGTGCTTGGGGTTTGTAAGTCCTTTCAACCACTTGTAGATTTCATAGTAATTATCCAAGTCTTCATTCACTAAGAAACTTAGGTTTAGATCACCAAAGGTCATCTTATCACCAGGTAATTCATAGTCCTTGATGGGTGTTTGAATCTCTTTACTACCAATTTCCACAGGAGGTATTGATGCAGATTGACAAAAGTAATCTACGTTAGGGGTTCTACCAATGACAAACTTAAAACCAACTGGAGATAAAAAGTTCTTATTGTTAGGAGTGAATAATGTACTATCCATTAGTTAAACACAGGTCTCCATAGGTATTTATTATAGCATAAAAAAGAGGGTCTTACGACCCCCCCTTATAAAAGTTTTAGTGCATTGGTTTAATCGAATACGTTTTTGCATATGCGTCTACACGCATTGGGTAAGTCTGCACATTCTATCAGACAGTCAAAGTAATCGTCGATCCTTGTTATGTTGCTTTCGCTTGAAGATGGGTCATCGGTCATACTCCAACCAGCTAACTGGTTATGTGAAACTCTGTTGTGCATTAAATCCTCCGTTATTTTACACCATCATATAGAGGGTTTGGTTGCATTTCCTTTCCTCCAATCCTACTATTATGTATGCAAATCAACACTGTATTTACCGCTACAAAGTTACAAAAAGAAATGCCTACGAGTTTATACCTAGACAAAAAAAGAGACCCCGTAGGGTCTCTCTGAGGTGTATGTAAAGCGAAGCTTACATTAGGTTTGCAACTTTTACTCTTCTGTAGTAAGCGTTAGCGTTAAGGTTACCAGCAGCTTGTGGATCTGAATCAGATAGAGCAGCAAGTCCCTTA